ATCGAATTGATGATGAAAAAGAAGCTTTGAATCCTAAAATGTAGCATAAATCTAACCCTTCTTTGAAATATTTACCGACGCTCAAACTAGAGATGGAGCAAGAATTTGTTGAGATGAAATATATACCTGCCAAAGAAGAAGAATTCTATACAAAGCGCATGAACTGGCCTAAAGGCAATAGGGATCTCCAAGTTACTGAGTGGGATAATATAATTGCAACAAATAAACCATTACCCGATATGACCGGATGGGAATGTACTGTTGGGATTGACTTCGCTTCAATGCGCGATTGGGCGGCAGTAAATTTTCATTTTAGAAAAGGCGATATAAGATATGACTTCGGGCGTTATTGGGTATGTACGCAAAATCCGGAATTGTTCAGAGTAAAAGCACCATGGCAAACTTGGGAAAATTGCGTACCTGTTGATGATGTTGAAATCGACTCGGAATTATTAACTAATTATATTCTTGAAATGGGGCAGAAGTATATCATCAAAAAAATAGCAATAGATAATTTTCGGTATGCATTAATGAAAGATGCTCTTGAAAAAATAGGCTTTGACCCAAAAGAAAGGAGAAATCTATATCTAGTTAGGCCATCCGACATAATGAAAATCGTGCCTGTAATTGATAGCTGCTTTAATAAGCAGCTTTTTGTATGGGGTGATAATCCTGCGCTAAGATGGGCTACAAACAACACAAAAAAAGTGCGTTCAGGAAAGAAACAAGGAACCGATATAGGTAACTTTTATTATGCGAAAATTGAAGCTAAATCTAGAAAGACAGACCCGTTTATGGCCTTGGTTGCAAGCATGGTCATAGAAGAAGAGCTTAGCAGCGTACAAAGTACATTCGATGATTTACCAGTCATTGTGGGATAGAAAGAAGGTGATAAATTGGGCTTGATTAGTTGGCTGATGGACAAGCTTAGCGGTAAACCTGTGCCGGTAAACTTCAAAGAGAAAGAGTTTTATGAAGAATATGCATCATTGTATTTTAATACGACTGTGCGTGAAATGGCCTTTTGGAGTGCGGTGAACCTGGTTGCCAGAGCTATAAGCAAATGTGAGTTCAAAACGTATCTCGATGGGGAAGAAAAGAAAGGCCGGGAATATTATCTTTGGAATATCGAACCAAACAAAAATCAGAACTCCAGCCGATTTCTTACTAAGTTGATTTCCAAGCTATATCGAGAGAATGAATGTCTTGTGATTGATCTAAATAGCCAACTGCTTGTTGCAGACAGTTTTATTCGAGAATCATACGCGCTATATGACGATGTTTTTACACAGGTGCAGGTAGGGGATTTAACATTAAACAGGTCTTTTTCGCAATCAGAAGTATTGTATTATCAACTGAATGATGCCGATATCCGCAAACTTGTCAATGGTTTGTACGAAAACTACTCTAAACTAATTGCATATAGTATGAAGGCGTACCAAAAAAGCCGGGGGACAAAAGGTGTATTTAAGTACGAAACATTGCCGGTAACGGGGACGGAAGAAAGACAGTTTTTCGATGATCTTATAAATAACAGAATAAAAACATGGCTGAATAGTGATGCTGCTGCTCTGCCTTTGGGAAAAGGTCAGGACTGGAAAGAGCTCCAGCACAAGACATACAGCAATGAAAGCACACGAGACATCAGGGCACAGATAGACGACATATTCGATTTCACAGCCCGGGCCTTTGGAATTCCGCCGGCATTGCTTCGGGGTGATGTTCAGGACACATCGAAAGCTATAGATCAATTGCTCACATTTTGCATTGATCCGCTTGTGGACATGCTCCAGGAGGAAATAAATCGCAAACGAAACGGATATGAAGGATTCAGTAAGGGAACATATTTGAAGATTGATACATCATGCATCAAACACATTGATCTGTTCGACGTTTCGACAGCAATTGATAAGCTTATCAGTAGTGGCGCATTTAGCATTAATGATATACGTAAAGCTGCTGGGCTTGAGATTATCGACGAGGATTGGGCATGGCAGCATTGGATAACGAAGAACTACAGCACTATGGAGGAAGCATTAAGGGCATTGGAGGGAGGTGAGAACGGGTGAAGAACTCAAATAAGAAAAACGTGTATTATTCGCTTGTAGTCAACGGCAGGGAAGCTGATATTTACATTTTTGGCTACATCGTTGAAGACTGGGAAAAGGAACTTTGGGGCTTTGAAAGCGATGTATCCAGCCTGACGTTGGTCAACGAAGTAAAAGACCTTGACGTTGATGTGATAAATGTTCACATTAACAGTTACGGTGGTATTGTTTCGGAGGGGCTTGCAATTTATAACACACTGAAAAACCACAAGGCAAAAGTCCGGACAATCGTGGACGGTTTTGCTGCTTCTGCTGCCAGCGTAATATTTATGGCCGGGGAAGAACGCCTGATGAATGATGCATCCCTGATGATGATACACCAGGCATGGACAAGAGCAGTAGGCAACGCTGATGATTTTAGAAAACTTGCTGACGATCTCGACAAAATCACACAGGGAAGCATAGAAGCGTACAAATTGCGCGTAAACATCTCGGAAGAAAAAATCTGGGAGCTGATTAAGGCAGAAACATGGATTTTGCCGAGTGAAGCCCTTGAATGGGGATTTGCTACAGAAATTATTACACCGGCCGAAACAAACCAAGCGGCCGCCAGCGCTGGGAAGGCACTCATAAATTTGGTTAAAAATTACCGAAATGCCACTGCAGCATCAGGGGCTATTGCTTTCCCAAAAGACAAGCTCAATGAAATACTTGAGGAAATAAGAGCTCTCAAAGCAAGTCATTCAACACAAAATACACAGCCTGCGTCGATCATGAACTTAATGGCGGCATTATTCCGCTAATTTTTATGAAAAGGAGAGGAGAAATCTATGAAGAATCTCGATGTTCTTCAGCAGAAAAAAGCTGAAATCCAGAACAAGATGGCAGAAGCCATCAAGAATGATGACACAGAAGCTTTTGCGCAGGCTTTCGATGAGTTTACGAATTTGCTCCAGGAAGCTGTCCTGGCAGAAGCAAAGGGCCTTGTTCAGGCTTCTGACAACCAGATACTCGCCGGTCGTGGCGTAAGAGTGCTTACTTCGGAAGAAAGGCAGTATTACGAGAAAGTAATCGAAGCGATGAAGTCAAACAACCCCAAGCAGGCGCTGAGCGGCTTCGGTGATGTATTACCCAAAACTGTTATCGACGCAGTTTTTGAAGACATAACAGAGAATCATCCCCTGCTTGATGCAATTAACTTCCAGAATGCAGAAGCTTTGACCGAGTATCTGTATTCCAGCATGGACGGACGTTTCAAGGCGCTCTGGGGCAAACTCTGTGGCAAAATCACCAAGGATCTGAGCGCGCAGTTCCATAAGCTCAGCTTCGGGCAGAACAAGCTCTCCGCATTCGTGCCGGTCTGCAAGGCCATGCTCGATCTCGGTCCGGAATGGCTGGACAGATATGTCCGTACAATCCTGTATGAGGCAATCGCAAACGGCCTTGAGGATGGTATCATCAATGGCCGTGGCGTAGCTGAGGGTGCAGCTGTTCCTGACGACTACATCTACGAGCCTATAGGCATGATCAGAGATCTGACAAACTTCAACGTAGCTACTGGTTACGCGGCAAAAGCAGCAATCCCGGTAAGTGATTTCTCACCTGAAAACTATGGCGGTCTGATATCGCAGTTGGCTGTTGGTCCGAATGGATTGAACAGGGTAATAACTGAGGTGCTGCTTATAGTCAATCCTGTGGATTATCTGACAAAGATATTCCCGGCTACAACTTACCAGACGCCCCAGGGTGGATTTGTCAAAGACATCTTCCCGTTCCCGACCAAAGTTGTTCAGTCTGCGTACATCACTCAGGGTAAAGCTGTACTCGGTATTGCCAAGAGATATCTCGCAGTGCTGGGAACTGGCAAGGATGGCAGGATCGAGTACTCCGATGAGTACAAATTCCTTGAGGATGAGAGGTACTACCTGATTAAGCTGTATGGTACCGGCAGACCGCTGGATAATACCAGCTTCCTGTATCTCGATATATCCAACATCAAGGCAGTCGCTCCGATCGTGCGCGTTGCTGACTATGTTGATGCTCGCCTGTCTGCTATCAGCCTTAAGGACGAGAAGAACCAGGCAGTCGACATTGGCGTGTTCAACGAAAATGTACATGCTTACTATGCTACAATCGCTGACGTTGCGCAGGCGGGAGACAACGATACAGCATCCCTGACCGTGACCGCTAAAGACCCGAACGCAACTATCGTGGTGAAGAACGGCTCAACCACCGTGAGTGAATCTGCTGGTGCATACAGCCTGACCCTCGTCGCCGGTGTAAACGTAATCACCATCACTTCCACGGTTGACTCTGTCGAGCAGGAAGCTTACGTACTCGTTATCACCTACACGCCGATTGTCTAAGGTGGTGCAATATGAGAGTTAAAGTTATAATGCCTTTCAAGGACAAGTATAAAAAGGTTGTCTATCAGAAAGGACAGGACATTGAAGTAACCCAGGAGCGGTACGAGGAATTAACCTCGGCCGCTTCTGGCCCTTTTGTGGAGCCGGTTGATGGCGATAAGGAACCGGAGGAAAAGCCGGAAAAGAAGCCAAAGGCAAAGGTTACCAAGGCTAAGAAGTAGGTGATAATATGTACCTACCAGCAGGGCTGCTAGAGGACGTAAAAAACTATTTGGATATAACCTGGCATGACCCCGAGGGCGATACAAAGCTCTCGGGGATAATTGCCCGTGGTATGCAATATTTGAATAAGGTTGCCGGTGCAGAGTTGGATTATATGGAAGAGAACAAGCCTCGAGAACTGCTTTTTGACTATTGTAGATATGTTCGATCCAATGCCCTAGATGAATTCCAGACTAACTATTTGCATGAGCTGTTGTCGCTGCAAATTGAGTATGAGGTGAAGGCTTATGCCGAGAAACAGGAATCAGACAACCCAGACATATAACGATGGGATATGCCAGATATGTGAAGTTACAAACATTGCTGAACCCGGAGAAATGCCAGAGGATGGTCTAAAAGAAAAAGTGAAGCTCAGATACGAAGAGCGAACTGTCGGCATGAACCGGTTTTGGACAGCTATGCAAGCTCATGCAAGAATTGACATGTTAATCCGCACACCAAGAATACGTGGATTAAACAATTTTAATGTGGTAGTTCTTCCGGACGGTGAACAGTACCAGATAAAGCAGATCCAGTATCCAAAGGACATTGAACCGCCATCAATGGACCTGTCATTAACCAGGCTGGAGACAAAGTATCCGATTGGTGGTGATGACGGATGAAGGACTTGACCGCATTCAGGGATTTGCTCCTGGAGGCTGAT